AGCGGAAGGCGTGAAACTCGCGCTCATTGGTCGCATTGTTGGCGCACCAGCCGTTGTACCGAGTGCTGTACCGATAGCAGGGTATTTTGGATTTGTTGAGCAAGACGAGTCACTGCCAATGGGTGAGCTTTTTGATAAATCATTCGGTGGTCATTGGCTTGAGATGGGGCAGCCAAGTTATAAAGATGCGCTTATCAGCGAGTCTTTATACAAGACGGTTATTAAAGCTCAGATACTTAAAAATAAAAGTGATTGCACGCCGCCTGAAATTATCGAGATTGCATCAATGTTTATGGGCGATGGTGTGCGATTTAGATACATCGAAAAGACAATGGCTATCATCTTAGCACCCGAAAGAGATTTGACGCGCTATGAGATACAACTTGTACGAATCATGCTGCCAAGGCCAATGGGCGTAGGGATAGCGGTGTTAAATGGCACTTACGATGATTGGGGCTTCTTAGGTCAGCCCGACACCTTGCCATTGGGTGATAGTGATGACCCGAGCATCGGTGGTTTTTGGTCAACAGAGCGCGAAGATATGATTGCAGTTATTGACGAACAGGATTCATGGTTATGAGCATAAACAGAATAGATGAGTTTGCGAAAAATGGCGATAAGTCCATTAGTGGATTGACGCTGACAACAGGTTTTCCAAGGCAGCAAAAGCCATACCGACAATGGATGAACTATCTTTTTAATATGGTTACTGCAAAAACCAATCAGCTTGTGGATGCAGTGAACGCGCTTGATATAAAGATAGAGCCGTTACTAAAGCCAATTGCAATAGGTGAGGGTTTTTTTACGGTCAATGATTACCAGTCAGCTAGCGAGGTAGCGGCAGCAAAAGGCTATGGTACTTGGCAACGATTCGCTGAGGGTAAGACGCTTGTTGGTTACTCATCGGACAGCGGTGATACTGATGATTATCGAATCATGGGTAATGAGTTTGGCGAAAACACTCACACGCTAGTAACTGCTGAAACTCCATCGCATAAACACGCGCCTAACGACCAATACAACAAATTCGTTGCTGTATGGGGTGACTGGACGGATGTAGATAGCGGCAAAAACACGCCAGACTTTACAGGCATAGAAGAAAACGGAGAGATAATCGGCAAAATGTCGCTAGCGAACTGGAACAGCGCAAAAGAAAAGTCAATCGGTGGCGATCAGCCGCATAACAACATACAGCCATCAATTGTAGTCGCTTACTGGTTAAGGGTGGAATAAATATGAGCATAGAAAAACTTGAAGAATTTGCCAAAAATGGCGACAAAAACCTTGATAACTTAGATGTTAATCAAGGTTTTTTGCAATCTGAGAAGCCGGAAAGACAATGGTTCAATGATTTGTTTAACAAGATAACCAAGAAAACTAACGAGGTTATCGATTATACCGACGGCGTGGTTGATGACGTCTCAGCCCAAAAACTAGACACAGGTATTACAGCGACCGCTAAGCATGTTGGTGCTATCGCTCGCAATCAAGCACAGAAAAATGATGACTTTATCGACTTACGTGACTTCACCAGACCGACTGACGCAGACCATACCGCAGGGCTTAATGCCGCCGCAACGGTTGCTTTGGCTCAAAAGAAGAAGCTAACTGGTGCAGGCACATATAAAATTAAATCAGGTGATGTGAGCTTTAGATTTATTGAACTTGAGCTTGATGCGTGTACTTTTGTCGTTGATAAGCCCTACAAGATAATTATGGGTGGTGATGCAGGTACAGGATTAAACCCCTCGCAGAAAATCGGCAATGTGCAAAATCCTACAACTAGCTTTACATCAGTGCCTAGCACCACGCCCACGCTCAGAATCATGGGCGCTAAAAACCAATCTATTAAGATTGGATTTGTGCAAGAGTTGCAGTTTTATCAGTCAACTGACCCTGCTACTTATCCGCGTGATGCTTCACAAGCATACAGCACAATAGATATTAACTTTGCGATGGTACTAACTGTTGATACAGATCCTAGGTTTGATGGCGGTAGTCAAGCGGATGGTGCATCCAGCGCCAACCAGTGGTTCAACGAAAACACTATTAACATCAACAGGTGCTACGGATTTTACTTGCGCGGTAGCTACAGCCACAACCACAACATTATCACTGGTGGCAGTTTTGAGGGCGTGTCCGTTATTCGTTTAGAGACAGGCAATAAGAATCACTTTAAGAGTATTCGTTTTGAAGGTAGCTCTAATAGTGTGTACTTTGGGTCAAACACACTTGGAAATATGATTGAGAAGACATGGTTCGGCAGCGAAGCTAATTTCTGGATTGTGCCAACTGTGACAGATTTGGGGAGAATGAATAGCGTACGCTCTATTTATGATGCTTACGCACATAAGCGACACATAATGTCACTAACAAATAGTGATACAGCTTTCAATAGTGTTGTTCAGAGTGGTTTTGCAAGAACACCAAGCCGTAAGTACATAAAATCAAATAGCTCCAGCTATGTAATAGTAGGAGGGAGTAACATTTTTGAAGTTATGAAGAATGACTATCTATTTGTTCAGATAAATGGGGATGCCAACTCTTTTTACTTGGTTAGGGTTTACTTGTATGACTCAAACAAACAGCCAATTTCTAACGCAGTCAATGTTTTAGCTGAAACAAATTTAACGCCCTTTGCTAACACCAATAAGCTTGAAAAGGGTGTGAGCACCGTTGCAAGACTTGCGCTACTAGACTCGTCTGTCAAGTATGTGCAGGTTGACATACTGACTGTGGGTGATGCAACTAGAAACACAGCGAGATCTATTGATGTCTTTGTTAACTCACTACGACCAATGCACGAAAATTATTATGCACCCGTTGGTCAGGCAAACGTCACGAGGCTTGTAAGTGCAAAGCCAACGGAGTTTTGGGGTAATATTGGCGATACAGTGCAGAATAAAAACGGCACTCGTTACATCTGCTCACACTCTATTGGTACGCGACTTAGTTCAGCCGCCGCATCAGGCGCAAAAAATGTAGTGGTCGATACTTTTTATAATAGCTCGTCAGGTTCAACGCTTGTCGGCGACTTAGTTGGTATAGAGCTACTAGACAATAAAGTTCACTGGACTACTGTCGAGGCCATTAGTGGAAATACAATTACTATTCTTACTGCGCTGCCAAGTGCAGCAGAGCAGGGTGCAAACACCTATTTAACAAGACTTACATAACCCCTTAATCGGGGTTTTTTATT